GCTACTGGAAGGTGAGAAACATATCCGAATCGGAGTTTCTCACCTAGTTCTGCCATCTCATTCTTATATGAGACCGCGGGGAATTTATGCGACGGATGTCCGGCTGACATCCAGGCAGCTTTCACTACGGTTTTGAGATGGTTAAAATAATCTTCACCGTGTAGTGTTGCTTCCCTTAAGGACATGTTCACATTGTCATATAGTTGCTCAAAGTTCTTTCCGGGAACTCGAGAGCCTTTCTTGATCCAGTGGACACGTTCTTGAATCGTATCTTGGTCGAGTGGTGCCATCAACAGATTGGGGCTCTGTGGATGTTGCCGCCAGCAACGTTTCAGAAAGGACACGTCCTTTTCTTCTACGTATTTGGGTGCTTCTTTGTAGTGCGTCTTTGCAGCGTCAGTGTAGACAACGCCTATTGAAGCGAGATAATCTCCGAAAGATTGTAAATTGAAATGATCTATAAACTGATCTGTTACGGAGATGACATGGTCGTCACCTAGTGTGATTGCTCTGGTATTTTCTTCCATACACTCGAGGCTCTTAAAGCCAACGGGCATAACATTCATCCATGCTAGGCATTTGTACATGTCGTTAAGTTGAGAATTCATTGTCATAGTCAAAGCAAACCCTGAAGGGATGCCGTGATCAAGTCTAATGTAAACTCCACTTGCCATTGTTATTCTATCGACGGAGTCAAAAACAATTCTTCTGCGGATCATGGCATTGATCTCGCCGTCGTTGTACCACCTATTGATCATATCTGTTATAGCCATAATCATAGTTATTGATGGTTTACCGTCAAAATTCTTGTAATCGCCTGCGATGAATTTATCGCCTGCTTCTCGGAGTCTGAACATAGTATTGCCCCAAGCTCTACTGCTAGGGTCCAAACCTCCTTGACAAGATAATTTGTCGTTGTTTCTAAACACCATGGACATCCATGCACCGAAGTACATTCGTGTTACCAACATCATGTCCATAGGTAGACACTCTATTGTTCGTGTGTCTACGTTGTCTATCTTTGTATGACCTCTAAGTTCGTCTTTAGCGAAGGTCACTGAGAGTGTTGGTACGCTCTCATCGTTTGAGTAAGCCTTGATTCGGGCTTCAACTGCTTCTTTTACTCTTTCATCCTTAAACTGGTAGGGATGGTCAGTTATTATGTTTCTTTTACCTTGTCCTTTGTACAATTTAACCCAAGGTTCTCCTGGGCTAGTTGTTCTATCAATGGAATCAATGTTTGTCTTTTCTTTTCCATTCAAGGCTGTGTCCAGATCTAAAATCTGCTTTCCAAGATCTCCTTCCAAGTGTTCTTGTCTTGAAAAGAGATGGTCAGCAGCGATCTGTACATCATCAGGATGAGGACACGCTGGCTCAGTGCAATATTTCAGTGTTCCCTTGAGTGTTGGTTCTACAAACTTTACGTTTCGCGGATCCTTCACTTGAGTGATAGCTGGTTGCTTCTTTGCTGGAATGTCTTTCTCCAAGAATTTGCTGATAGTGCTAGGAATAATCTTTGACACTATTTCAGTGGTACTATGCACATCATTTGGTACTGTTCCTACCATATATTTAGGGTCGGGTAACAGCGATATACCGTACGGGATATTACTATAATCTCCGTTGATCTGTTCAAATTTATGGTTTATAATTAAATCTTGTTCTGTGCAATCTGCCCCGTTAACAACAGGACACAACATGTTAAAATTTATAAAACACTCCAGCAAGTCTTC